ACCGGCTCGACTCCGAGACCGTGGGCGCCACCTACTACACGCCCGACGGCGTCACATTCTACGCGAAGCCCGACACTTCCGGGCAGTGGCTTGTCGGACAGGGCCGCCTTGACACATGGGGGCCTTCGATCGTCCCAATGTTCAACCGGGCGCGCCTGAAAGACAAGTACGGGCGCAGCGACATCGCCGAGCTCGCGCCCATTATCGATGCCGCCTCTAGGACGCTCACAAACCTCCAGGTAGCCCAAGAAGTCTCCGCATGGCCTCTGCGCATGCTCATCGGTGACGCTTCTGCCGACATCCTGGACTCGCAGCCAGACCTCATGCAGTCCTACATCGGCAACCTATTCGCCGCCCCTGCCGGATCAGACCTGAAACAGCTGACCGGCGCCGATCTAACTCCGATTCAGACCGTCTACAAGAACTACGCCCTGCAGGTCAGTGCCATGACCGGCATCCCGCCGTCAATGATGGGCGTGACAGCGGACAGCAACCCGACCAGTGCTGAGGCTCTCCGCGTGGCCAAGGACCGGCTGATCGCTAGGGCCGAGAACAAGCAGCGCATGTTCGCCGACACGCTTGAGCAGGTCGCCCGCACGATCTGCGCCATGTCCGGCAAAGACCTCGAGTCCCCCACTAGCCTTGAAGTGCAGTGGCGTGACGCCGCCTCCCCGTCCGCGTCCGGCATGATGTCCGCGGCCCTGCAGGCCCAGTCTCAGGGCGTCCTGTCTGATCAGACGACGCGCGACTTCATGTATCTGACTCCGCAGCAGCGCGCCCGCGAGGATGCCCGCTCCCAGGAAGTAGACGCCATGGCCGGCGCCGGCATCGCTGACATGCCCGAGCCAGAAGAGCCCACAGGCGAGACCGACGAGGACGCCGACAACAAGCAGGATGCTGGCGAGGGCGAGAAGAGGCGGCGGTGACAGAACGCTTCTTCCGGTTCCTCATGGACCTTATCGTCCGCCGCTACCGGCGCAGGCTCGCCCTGGTGACGTCCACACTACCCGCCACGCCTGTTGAGCCGGCCGGCTACGTGGACACCATCTACGATGTCACCAACGAGGCCCGTAGCCAGGCTTGGGCGGCCGCATCCTTGTTCATGAGGGGGCAGGCGCGCCGCCGCGGATTCGATGAGGCCTGGGTGCCAGCACCGCCACCGTACAGGCCCGAGGCCGTCAGACGGGCCATCAGGGAGACACCCGGAGGCCTGTCCAAGGCTGGCGCTAAACAGCTCGAGAGGGCTCTTGTGCACCACGTGGAGGGCTCTGCGAGGCAGACGGTGGCCCTTGCTGCCCGCTCCGCACCCCCGGACCCTGATGGGGCTGTGGCACACGCTGAGAACGTGGAGAAACAGCTCCAGGACTTCCCTGAGGACATCCGCAAGCAGGCCGTCAGAGCCGCTAAACAGGAGGCCGCCCGACAGGAGCGCGAGCAGGCCCGCAAGACTGAGAAGGCCGAGCATCCGTACCGGGCTATGAAAGGCCGGAAGCCCAAGAAGCAGGCCGGCTCCCTTGATGACGAGGATTGGGAGACTCCTGAGCAGCGTAGGGCCCGGCGCCGGCGCATGCTGGATGACGAGTTTGACCAGATCGCCGACAGGATCGATAAGGCGATCGGCGAGGTCGATAAAGAGCCAGCTATGAAGGCGGCTATCCAGAAGCATGCCCCGATCGCTGTCGAGGATCCTCCTTCTGGGCACAAGCTTGACAAGGAGAGCCGCCGCATCGGTAGGGCGTTCGCGTGGGCTCGCGTCGTGCACCCCGGCAAGAGTGGCCCGTGTGGTTTCTGTGCGATGCTCGCAGCCCGCGGTCCCGTGTACAAGAGCCAAGGTACCGCCGGCTTCGCCTTCCATTATGGAGACCGGTGCACTGTGGTTCCCGTGTTCACGTCCCGAGCCTGGCCGGGTAAGGCGGACGCAGCCCGATACGCTAAGACCTATAAGAGCGTGGCAACCGATAAGGACCTGCATGGGGCGGAGGCCAGGTCTGCTATGGACCGGGCACTCCGTGGTAAACGCTCAGAAGAGAAATCAGCAGCCAGAAAGGAGCGCGAACATGGCTGACACAACCAAGGTAACCACCGAGGCGCCGGAGAACGATTCCATCCTCGTGGGAGGAGACGATGCTGAAGCAGCTGCATCCATGGAGAAGACGGAAGAGGAGGCTCCGCAGGAAGCTGACCCGGAGCCTGCTCCCGAAGCCGATAAGGCGCCGTCCGAGACCCCCGATAGTGGCCCGCAATCCGATACGGACCGCCTGGCGGCTCTCGAAAAAGCTCTAGAGGAAATGCGGGCCGAACGCGACAAGGCCACCCAAGAGGCTGAGGCCGCGAAGGTGGCTCAGGCCCGCGATAAAGCACTAGCGGATGCCGGCCTCACGGACGACTACGGCGTCTTCCTAGATGGCGATCAGGGGACGTGGGAGAAGAAGCTTGAGCTCCTGTCCTCCCTGAAGGGCGCCGTCGATAAAAAGCCCGTATCAGTACCCCGGGACCCGGTTATGGGATCTGATACGATTGAGAAGAACAACCTACAAGAGCAGGCCGCCGGGTTCTTCGGCCTCCTCTAACGTGAAGGGACGAAGCATATGGCTGATCCGGCCGCTAAGCACACACTAGACAAGCTCCTCGCGGGCGAGAACAAGGGAGTCTTCCCTCCCGAGGTCATCGAGAACATCTGGACCCAGGCCTACAAGGGCTCCGTGATGCAGTCGATCGCCCAGACCACTCCGATCCCCCTCTCTGGTGCGGCCCTCCCCGTCCCGGTCGGGCAGCCGACC